GATAATTATAATCTTCACAAATTGTTAAACCTGGAATTGGTTTTAATGGAACTAATTGTTGTACATTAGTATACTTTGAAATTATATTATATTTAAATAAAAAACTTGTAGGATATGATATAGCAGTATGACCCGTTCCAGAAAATGAAGGTTTTATAATTATATCATGATTTTGAAATCTGCCAACACGCCCATCAATCTGTTGATCCAAACTTGGTGTTGTAGGAACATACTTTTCTAATGCTCCCTCATTATTCCTCATATGAAAACCGGATTCAATTAAAAGTCGTCTACCTGGCAAATTTATTCCAGTTGTTGCGATTTGAGTAGTTACCAATACCTTGTTTAATGGAATTGGTTCAGTTATTGTTCTAGCACTAACTTCATGACAAATAATTTTTAAATTTGATAGTGCTTCCATTACCTCTACTACCTCACCAATTGAAGACATACGAATTATCGCGGTTTTTGCATGTTCTGGATACATTGTCAATGCATATTGAAAATTCGCCACAGCTGCTGCTGCACCCTTTCTTGGATTTGAATCGACATCTCTAATTATAATTTCTTTTTCAAATCTAGGTTTAATTTGTGCTTTATAAATGCCGATATCAGGTATTTCTGGAATTGCTGTGGGCGTTGCTGATAAAAAGAAAATCTTATTTTGGTAATTTCTTTCACGTAACCATTCATAGATACATAACATTGCACCATCCATCTCATGAAATTCATCAAAGAAAAAGATATCACCAATTTCATCATCGTTTGGTTTTTGAATAAAGTCAGGATTATTTTCTAAATAATTCAAAAAATATAAATATGTAGTTAAAAAAATATTACTATTTGTATCTATTGGATTATTTTTATACATTTCTTGAACTTTATAACTTCGTTTCCCAGGCTGTTTTAATTCTGGACTATCCCACGTAGATCTTAAAATAATTCTTGGAAAAATAATAAAAATTCTAGGTTGTTTTTTAGGCAATTGAAAACTTAAATCGACTTTTGCGATAATATTAGTAGCACATAAGTTTCGCGTTGAAGATAAATAATATTTAATTAAAGCTGCAAAAAATAAGACACTCTTACCGGTACCAGTACCCGCCTCTATTAATATATTTTTATGAGTTGTCTCAACACTTTTAAATTCATTATTATTATGGAAAATTTCTTGATCCCATGGATTGCGCCAATGGGTGTGAGAATTAACATCAGTATCTTTTAATTCTTGCGATCTAATAATTATTCTACTAATAAATTCAACTAATGGTGGAACAAAATCTAAATAAGTACTAGGACTAAACCATATCGTGTCAGCTAAAAACTGACAAAATTGCATGGGAATGAATGTTTCTGCACAAAACAATGCAAAACGTTTCATTTGAATATACATATCTTTAGGCATTGTTGCGGATATAAATTGACTTGAACGCCCCGTTGCTAACCAGTATAACATTCCCAGAATGGCATATAATTTTACTAGTTGAATAAACATGAACATCATCATTTTCCATAATAATCCAATAATAAATTGACGAATAACCCATGCTTCTAAAGGATAAAGAGCTACATAAAAACATGCAATGAAGAACATCATATTAACATAAGCCGCTTTAGAAAATTTTTTTATACAATAACTTCCCACTATATCAGTCACTAAATTTGCATGTCCACATAAGCCAGCACATTTTCCATTATCCCCACAAGCAATATGTTTAGGATTTTGTAACCATTCATAAAATACTGGTGCGTTACATAATTGTGAATAAGGACCCTGTTGAATATAAGCATTAAAATCAGCAAAAGTTTTAATTTTATCTTCATTCATAATGAACGTAAACCGTTCAACAGATTGGGTTAATGTATTGAATACTGGTTCAGGATATAAAGCTAACATTGATGGTTGCATTTTATATAAAGATCTAGGTAAATACTCAGTCCAATCATATAAAATGTCAATAGTTTGTCTTAATATTTCATCAGGTAAAGTAACACACCTAGTAATTTTAACCAACCACTTATCATATTTATCTTGTGGTCTATTTTCATCTTCAGGAGTTAAATGATTACGTAGAACATCACTATATCTAGGACATTGAACTGCATGAATATATTTCCAGTATAAAATACCCTTTGTTCCCCCTTGAAACTGAGGAATTGTTACCATTGGCAACCCCTCAGAATCATGTGTTAATTCAGGATATTTAGAAATTTTGATACCACGAAGTTCTGCTAATCTACAACAGTCTTCTATCCATTCTTGAGCAAATTTATAATATAAATCTGGTAAAAAGGCTGTTAATTGAATATGTCCAGTATTTCTTTCTAAAGAACTTTGAACATATTTATGATTTCTTGTTGATGATTGAAACCACCTAAGAGAAGTTCTACGTAATAAGGTTGCGGAGGTATCATGATAAACAAAGAATTTTGGTAATTTTGGCGATAAGTAAGCTACAGTTTTATTATCCAAAATTGGTTTATTATTATGTAAATTTAACAGTTTTTTGACTTGTTGTTTAACAGTCATGGAACAATTTAATGTTGGATCATTTAATGTTAAAACTCTTTTAGATAAATATGTTAACTTTGTTATATCAGATACTTCTTCTAATTCTAAATCAACTCCATAATATTGTAATGCTTCCTGAAATTTTTGTTTTTCTATGTCTTTTAAATGTTTAAAACCCTCTTTCATTTTAATTGCCCATGCAGAATCATCCCCAGTATTGAATAATAAATTATCATCGAAGAAATCCTTCGGTGATTTCTTATAATTATGATAACGACACCAACCAGCAATAATATTTGATTTAAAACCCCATGAATTATCCCAAGAAGTTGCACTTTGACCAGTAGCCCCACCACGGTTCTTAAAATGAAGATTCATGATATTTTCTGAATTACTAGCTAATTCATT